AAGCCTGGTGAATCTGTTAAGTCAGCTATGAAGAGAATGAATGCACATAAAACACCTGAAGCAAAAGCAGATTTTCTTCACAAGTATGTAAAGAGCGCTTTAGATAAAGGCGGGTTTACAGATGGTCGTTTTCAAAAACATGTTGACAGCATGAAAAAAGAAGAGACAAACAATGAAGACATTTAGCGAATTTACTGGAGGATGCCCTCTAGAAGAAGAAATGGAAATTCATGAATTAATTGAAGAAAATTTTGTTTCTTTTGGAGACGAAATTTATGAAGATTGGGGCGAACTCAACGAAGAAGCTGAGCATGGTGGACGTAAAGTTAAACTTGGTAAACCATTTTTAACACCTGATGGTCCTAAGAAGAGAGCTGTGTATGTTCGTAATGATAATGGCAATGTAGTTAAAGTAAATTTTGGCGATCCTAATATGCGCATTAAAAAGAATATACCTGCGCGCCGTCGCTCATTTAGAGCTAGACACAATTGTGATAGCCCTGGCCCAAGAACAAAAGCAAGATACTGGAGCTGCAAAGCTTGGTAATCGTATAAAGGTTAATTATAATGGCTATTTACAATTCTGCTAACTCATCGCTTCAAGAAGGTAATAAGACTCTTTTTGAAATGAGCATGCAAAATAGCAGCAGCCTATATTCTGCTCCATGGGACTTGCAAGTTGCACGCGGCAAAGTACCAGGTGTTACTCAAGTAAACATATTTGGGTATGCTAATAACGTTACAAATGCAGGCTATACTACCCTCTGGGAAGATGGTACTATGAACTTTATGGCTAATGAGTCATATCTTAATGTTTATAGTACCTCTGCTTCCGATGCAGGTGCTAGAATAACTATTAGTGGTCTAGATGCTAATTATGCTATGATTAGCGATACTGTTACTATAAGTGCAACTGGTATTGCAAACACTACAACATCAAAGAAGTTTTTGCGTGTTAATTCTTTCTCAATGACTACACCAAACACTTCACAGATTACCAATATAGGAACAATTACTGCTAAAAACGCTGCTAATGTTGCTATGATTCTTCCAAGCGTTGGTCGTATGCAAAATAGTTGGTATTCTATTCCTGCAGGTTATAGCTTCTATGTCCGCAATATTAACATCTTCTCTGGTGAAACAAAAACAGGTGCAACCCCTACTTGGTTCTATTATAGAGTAAAGAATCATAACAATATAACAGGTATGCATTATGATGTATTAACTACATCATTTCAGAATGAATATAAAGTACAGAGAACAAATCCAGTAAGATATACAGAGAAGTCAGATATTGAATGGCAATTTACTTCTTCTGATAATGGCCCGCATACAATGGGTATTATTTTGGAAGGTCTGTTAATAGCAGATAATGCTCCTTAATCAATATAAATATTTAAAATAATCTATTAAGGAAGATATAAAATGGAAAAGTTATTAGAAGATCTTAAAAAGCTACATGCCACTAATTTTGCATTTTATTTAAAATTGCACTTCTTTCACTGGAATGTAGAAGGCCCTCTTTTTCCGCAACTACATGAGTTGTTTGGAGATCTTTATGCAGAAGTATGGGGTGCAGTAGATGATATTGCAGAACATATTAGAGCTGTTAACGGCTATGCACCAGGATCACTTTCACGCTTTAGTGCAGATACTATGATACCAGATCAAACTGATGTTATTTCTGCTCGCGATATGGTTATTATGGCATTAAATGATAATACCACAGTAATAGGTGCCTTAACTACTGCTTATAAGTCAGCAGAAGAAGCTGGCGAAATTGGTTTAGCAAACTTCCTTCAAGATCGCATCGATATCCATAAGAAGCATGGATGGATGCTTAGAGCTACGGCCAGAATTGGTTAATAAGGTCTAGATTACCTAAATACATGTGTAATATTATTATTACATTTTGTATAAGATTGGATCTAACCAAGAAGGAATTATAAACATGGCACAATGGGGCAATACAGACGACGCAGCCAATTCAGTACTTTGGGGCGTAACAGGTTTCAATGGTGCACCTAATACCTCAAATCGCACAGCTTTCTACGGCAACGTAACTGAAGGCGCATGGATTACAGGTGTAGCTGTTGGTCAGTTCGCTGCTGATACAACTGAACTAGGTGTTGGCAATGGACCAGTTAGTCAGGTAATTATTACTGACGCAGGTACTGGTTATAATAGCACTTCATATTCTGCTATCACAGGCGGTGGTGGTTCTAGTGCTAACGTAACATTTGGAGCAACACTAGGAAAAATAACTAGCGCAGCTATTAATAATGGTGGTTCTTCATATGAATCAAACCCAACCATTACTATTCAGGCTCCTCCACTACGCGTATTTAACGGCAACACTGCAGTCACTTCAAATAGTACTACTGGCGCATTTATTGCATTTGCTTCAGCAAATAGTATTTTCTCAGTAGGTGATGAAGTAAGATATGCTGGTAATGCAACATCAACACCAGTAACACTATCTGAAAACCGTTCTTACTATATTGCTTTTGCTAATACTACTGGTTGGAAGCTTGCTGATTACGCAGGCGGCGCAAATATTAATTTTGCTGCTGCAAGCGGTGACAACACCACTGCTGGTGGTGCAACACTTCAAGGTACTACTGCAACTGCAGTTGCTGTTGTTGGTGGTGCTTCTAATAAGGGCATCTCACATGCTGGTTGGGTAGTGCGTAAGGTAGGTACTGGTGGTCGTGCTGGTCGCGTACAGTATGAAACACTTGTTGCAATGGGTTCACTTGCAAGCGATGGTTCAGACGATACAATTTTACCTGATTCAAATACTTAATATTTAAAAAAATAATAGAGGGTGCATAATGCCTAAGATTTCAGAATTAACTGCCATTACCAGTGTTGCTAACACTGACCTTTTAATGGTTGTTCATGATCCAAGCGGCGCACCCTCTACTAATAAAATTACAGTAGGCAACTTTACTAATACTATTTCTAGAAGTGTATCTAATATTCTAAACTATGCAAATAATACTTCTGCAGGTGTTATCAAAGTAGGTGATAATTTAACTATTAATTCAACAGGATTTTTAAGTACTACAGCAGTATTAAGCCCTACTGATAATGGGATTGACGCATACACATATTTAAATAACACTTATAGTTATGTTGCTTCTGTAGATGATACAATTATATACTGCAATCCTAACGCAGTAGGACAAGATATTACTATTACTTTACCTATGGATATTCCTACAGGTAAAAATTTTAAAATTAAAAATATAGATAATGCGGGTGGCGGATTAAAAGTAATTGTAACTACCTCCGACCCTATGTCTAATTATATTGAAGATCCCGTAACTGGGGCATTAACTCAGTATGTTGAATTAATTCTTACAAATGATCAACAAGACTGGGTGTTTGATGGTAGCTTGTATCGTCATACTGGAAGCTTGACTAACGCTCCAGTGTTTCTTGCATCTCAACAATCATATCATCAAGTCGTATTGCAAAACAATTCAGATGCTAATAATGCATCAAGTGATTGGGTTGCCTATAATGATCAAGGCAACTTCTCAGAAGGTACTGGCCCATTTATTGATATGGGTATTAATAGTTCTCAATATACCGATACTTATTATGGAGATGTATGGGGATCTAACGATGCATATCTCTATAACCAGGGCGGCAATTTAATAATAGCCTCACAAACAGCTGATTCTTCTATTAAATTAGCTGCAGGTAATACAAATCAAGAAAATGTAAGATTAGAAATACATTCTGATTATGTTTCTGTAAATTCAAACATTTATACTACTAAGCCGTATACTGATTTTTACGGTCTAAATCAAATAGAATTTTCTGCTACTACTAATGGTGATGGTGGTGGTAATGATGAATCCTGGATTTGGATGTATCAAGATAACGGTTATGCAGAAACCGGTACATACGTTCAGAATACTACATCCTGGTCAGAATCAGTACACCGTAATAACGGTGCTATTCAGTATTATGGTGAGGGAGTTTCATTTAATTGGGATTATACTATAAGAGGTGCTAATGGCGGAGTTGCTATTAAACCACATACCAATTATATGAATGAATTAACTGTTTTACCTACAGGTGACTATGACGTACATTTATTCGAATCAGGGTCTAATGGCGCTATCACTCTAGGTAATTATGGTCAAACCAATTTTAGAGTATATGGACCTGGTGGCATATATCCAAGTGGTGAATATAGTAATGATATTCGCGCAGAGTTAGTTTCTAATTCATCGTTCTTAATATCAACATATGATAATGCATCACATGAGTGGAAGTTTAACCCTGACGGTTCTTTTGATGTGCCTAATCAAAGTTCTAGTGTGAGAACCGGTTCAGGACAATTCTTAAAATTAAGAAATAATAGTAATCAGAAAATCATTGGTACTGAAAACGGTAATGTAGATTATCCTACAGTAGACCGTATAGTTATTTCTGGCGGCGACGGGTATGATACAGGTGAAGGTGGAGATGTTTATCTTTGGGCTGGCCGTTCTGGTCTTAATGGAGGATCAGGCGGAGACATTAAAGTAGATGCTGGTAATGCTTATAATGGAACTGAAGGCGGCACTGTAAAAATTCGTGGCGGCAATTCTGATACTGGTATAGGTGGATTTATTGAAGTTCGTGCTGGTACTGGTGGATCAAATGCTGATATTCGATTAATTGCAGGTAACAATCAGTGGACTATTAATGAAAATGCTACTTTAAGCTTACCGGTAGGTGGAGATATTCTCAACTCTGATGGATATTCTGTTATTAAATCGATACCTCAGAACCAACAGAGTTCTTATTCTAACTATACACTACAACTATCTGATGCTGGTAAGCATGTTTATAAGGATGAAGGTGATGGTTATGGTGTAGAAGTTCCTACAAACGCAAGCGTTGCGTTTGCAGTAGGTACTGTAGTTACTATCGTTAGTGGTAATAGCTGGACATATATCTATCCAGCAGATGGTATGACTACTGAGGTGTGGGGAGCTGGTTATAACACAACAAGTTCATCATTCTATATTCCTGAAAATTCAATGGCTACTTTATTAAAAATAGGTACCGATAAGTGGATGTTATCTGGTGCTGGTTTAGGTAACGATGTATAATGTCGCTTGCACAAGCTATTATAGGAACTTCATATTATAGTGCAGGTGGTGGAGGTGGTGGAGGTATTGTCTCAACTGTAGGTACATATGTTTATAATGCTAATACTAACAATTACTACGCCGCTTACAACAATACCAATCTTAACTATCCAAAATCAACTTCATACAATTTCTCTGATGGAACTCAATCAAACGTAATTGAGTTTGATGGTAATAGTTATCAGTTTACTCAACCTTTGGGTGTTAATGATAGCTTCTTTATTAATCTTTGGATATATCCTCTTTCAAATAACAGAGCAATACTAGCAGAAACTAATAGCGGATCAGAAGTAGGCGCTCTTGGTTACTACTATAATATGATGGAAATAGACTCTAGCGGTTATGTGCGTGCTGGTGTCTATAATGGAGCGCCTATTGCATCCGTCACCTCTCCAAATAAAGTAACGTTGAATGCATGGAACCATATTTACTTTTACTATGACAGAAGTGAAAGTTCAGGTACAATTCATTTAGAAGTGAATGGTGGAACAGCTGCTACTCTATCTTCTGTTAATAGAAATGGGCCAGGAAGCAGCCATTATGCATTAGGATTGGGTACTGCAACGCAAATAACTACAAGTTCATATTTCTTAGGTTATATGCATAATCTAGAAACTCACGATTCTTTACACGGCTCTAATTATAATATATTTAAATCTAAGTATCAAGCACAACAAGTATTTGCATTAAGAGCAGCTGATTATACAAGTAATGGTACATGGACTGACGCAATTGCAGGTAAATCATTTACACTATATAACAGCCCGCTTTGGAGTAATACTAATGGTGGTCAACTACGCTTTAATTCTACTAACTCTGAATATGGTGAATGCTCAACTAGCTTGCCAGAATTAAGTAACTTTACTGTGCAAGGTGTTTTCAATTTACAAACACTACCACCTTCAAATAAGTACCCACAAATAATAACAGAACTATATCCTGGTGGTCCAGCTCTAAATTATGCTTTAGGGTTTATTAATAGTCAAACATATGTTGATGTGGGGTTCTTTGATGCTACAGGTGGATATTGGAATAATCTTCATGCAGTTCAACCGGTAGCAAATACTTGGTATGATGTAGTTGGTTCTTTCAATAACACAACTAAAGAATTAAGAGTTTATCTTAACGGAACATTAATAGCAAATACAACTGCTCCAGGAACAGCAAGAACTGCTAACTCAGGTATACGTGTAGCACGTAGATGGGATACCGCCGATTATATTGATGGTAATATTAAGGATATAAATATTTGGAATGGTGTGCTAACACCTTCAGAAATAGTAGAAAAGCATATACCTTATAACAGTTTAGTATAAATGAATTAATATGGAAAAACTTGACGAGACTAATTTTTTACTTTATGCAGCTAAACATTATGATAATCAACAGTGTTATGACACACTAGAATTTTATGATGATTTAAAGCGTTTTAAGTATATTAAAAGATTGCTTAATAGATATGAAGAAGAAGGTGACCTTAAAGTACGTTTAATATTAAATCATATTATTATTTTAAACAACGTTTTTGGGCCAGAACCCACAGCTAAAATGTTATTTTTAAAATGTAAAGGTATGGAAATATATTTAAAACCTTTCTTGCTTTTTTTAAATATTTTACCTGAAAAAATAGAGCATCTAGGGATAGATAACAGAACAATAAATACTGATGTTATTCCTTTAAATACATTTATACTAGAAGAACTTAGGAAGATTTAATGTTAGTAGATGCCTATCTTACATATCAGTTTATTAAAAAACTAGTTACACCTTTTAATAAGATGAAAGCATTTGAGCTTGGACTTATTGATGAAAACGGTAACTTTCTCCGTAGACGTATTGACTTTACTCCGGAAGATAAGCGCGCATTAGGTCTATTTGATGTTCTTATCATTAATTTAAAGAAGCTTATTGCTAAATTACCTGCGGGTTCAACTCGTCTTGGTACAATTGCAGCTGCTATGTATCTTCTTAAGTCTGACCCTAAAAGACGTCTTAAAGAAGAAACTATCAATGATGAGTTATTTCAGCTCGAAAAATCATTTAATCAGATATTAGAGGAAGTAAAAATGGCTATCAACGAAGAAGGTGAAGGTGTGCCTGCTAATAATATTTCAGGCGGCTTCATTAAAGGTACTTCACCAAACGATCTTAAAGTGCCACCAGCAGCTCGTAAGAAATATGTAAAGACAAATGCTTCTGATACTCTTAATCTAATTCGTCGTATTAACATGATGAAAAAGCAAACACTACAAAAATGATAGGCTTTATTTTTAATATTATAACTGGTCCTCAGAGATTAGCCATGATAGTTGGTGGTGCTATGTTTGTAGTAGCATCATTCTGGACCTGGTTAAAAGTGCACGATCATAATGTAAGAGAAGAGGCTATCGCAGAATTTAATCAAGCTCAGCAAGATTTATTTAATCAGAGACAGGCTGAATATGATAAGCAGCTATTAGCTCTTCAGCAAGAAGCTATTCGTCTAAGAGAAGATCTAGCTAAGAGAGAAAAACAAGTACAAGATATAGTAACTGACATTGAGCGCACAATTGAAGCAAAGGGTGGTAATAGACCTGCTCCTAAATATCTTCGCGAAGTAGTAGATAAGATGCAAAAGAATTTTGGAGAAAAAAAGTGAAAGTAGTAATAGTTTCTTTATTATCGTTAGGACTAGTAGGGTGTGCAAGTACACCAATTAAGCTCATTTCTCCAGAATACAAAGTAGTTACTGTTCCTCAAGAATTATATAACTGTCCTACTGTAAGTAAGTTTCCGGATGCAAAGAAGCTTACTAATCAACAAGTAGGTTCTTTAATGCTCAAACTACAACAAAATAATATGACTTGTGCAAGTTCTTTAAACGCTGTAAAAGATTATCTTGCACAAGCAGAAGCTAACAATAAAAAGTAGTTGATCTTTATTCTAGATATATTATAATACTACTGTTGTTTTCAGATAGAGTATTATAATGACTAATATTTGGTTAGATCAGAAGTTTGCTTCATTAGCTGGTACACAGCTTGAACAATTTAAAGTAGTAAAGACAAAGCCTTATAACGCGCGCTTTCGGTGTCCTATCTGTGGAGATAGTCAGACTAACCGTTTTAAAACGCGCGGTTATTTTTATGAGCATAGTGGTCATATTAACGTTAAGTGCTTCAACTGTAGTTATAGTTCAAGTCTAGGTAATTTTATAAAAACTATCAACCCTGTATTGTATAGTGAGTATAGGCTTGAAGGGCTAAAAGAATCAGGTAAAGAGGAAGAAGCAAAAGCATTTGTACCTGATATTACCAAGTTTGCTACTAAGCGTATTGATCATTTTGATCCGTTCAAAGAGCTTAAGAAAATATCTCAACTTAAGCCGGATCACCCTGCTAAAAAGTATGTAGTAAGTAGAAATATTCCATCTAATACACATTATCGCATTTACTACGCGCCTACATATTGTCACTGGGTAAATCAAATAGTACCTGATAAGTTCAATGAGAAGACATTAGCATTAGACGAACCTCGTATTGTGCTTCCTTTTATTGATGAAAAAGGTTATGTGTTTGGCTTTACTGGCAGAGCTTTAAGCAAGACATCAAATCTTCGCTACTCCACAATTATACTTGACGAAAATAAGATAAAGGTGTTCGGACTTGATACAATTGACAGAACTAAAACTGTTTACATTGTAGAAGGTCCAATTGACAGCTTATTTTTATCTAATTGTGTAGCTATGGCGGGATCAGATGTTAAGTTGAACTTAATTGCAGATCAGGATAGACTGGTAGTAGTATATGACAACGAGCCTCGCAACAAAGAAATTGTTAAAAAGATTAACAAAGCGATCGAGCAAGGATATAAAGTCTGTATATGGCCAGAACATATTAATCAAAAAGACATTAACGATATGGTACAAGCAGGTCTCTCAGGCTCTGCTGTACAAGCTATTATTGACGAGAACACCTATCAAGGCCTAGCTGCGCGTATGAAAATGCAGCAATGGAGTAGAGTATGAGATATACTACAGAAATACAGGTAGATGATAATGGAGATTTTTTCTTTATCATACCAGATGATCTTATACAAGAGCTTGGATGGGACATTGGAGATACTATAGAATGGGTTATTGAGGGTAATTCAGTAATTCTTAGTAAAAAGGCAAATAATAATGATAACTCAGATTCAAGTAACTAAAAGAGATGGAAAAAAAGAACCTCTTGACCTTAATAAATTTCATAAAGTTGTTGCGTGGGCATGTGAAGGTATTAATGGTGTATCAGAGTCAGAAGTAGAAATTCGTTCACATATTCAGTTTTATGATGGTATTAAGACAACTAATATTCAAGAAA